GCTGGCCTTAAAATAAGAGATCCCATGGACTGCCTGGGCTGAGTCTGTGAAATATTTCACAGAGTCTGGTCTAAGGAATCCCTGCCAAGATCTCCCAATTGTAAAGTCATCCATAATCTCCACAAGGGCCAGGGAGATCATGTCCCCTCCAAGCATGTCAAAGGATGTGAATTCAGCATCAATAGCAAGAGAGTGCAGCCTAGTCATTGATGCGTCTCCATTTAGTTTCTTTGGTCAACCAAAGAGATCTCCACGTTCTTGTAAAATATTTAATATAAGTGTGATTTTTATCAGGATCATGAGTTCCAAGAATCATATTGTGGACAATTGTTCCAATGGCATATGGAACTGTAAAATCTCTTAAAGGATTCCATTTTCTATCATGGCCAAAGCCAAGGTTGTGCATGTACTCATGAACTATATTGGCAGCAATTCTTGCAATAATTTCAAGCTCTGTTCCTGTCCAGAATTTTGTGTTGATCCAGGTCCCTCTTTGGTCTGAATAAGTATATCCCACCGATGAGCTCCATCTTTTATAAAAGATGGTTGCCTCAATATCCATATCTCCATCATGCTTTTGGTCATACTTATCCCATCCAGACATTATGAGGTTATAAATTTGAGCCCTATTGAGATAGGTGATTTTAAGATTTACATGAGGAAAGAATCCATCCTCTGTCACTTTTACATATTTGTAGCTATTCTCATGAAATCCATTTCTAATCTTTCCAATATATGGATCTATGAACTTATAATTTTTGACAGCATATTCAAACTCATCAGAATTGATGGCAGTCAATGCACAGGCCAGGCCAAGCTCATAAAGCTCTCTTGTTCTCTCTGTCCCACCTGTGAGCTCATGGATATGTGAGACTAGTCCTGGCATGATAAACTCCTCTCATGCTCCATCAGCGCTCTCCCTATGAGTTCTGGGATCTGTGGGAGCAAGCTGTTGCCGAGCATCTTTATTTTAATTTCATTTTCAGATAATTCTTGGGATATCCCATCATCAAACTGCAAAACTCTGGATTCAATCTTTGATGCTTGTTTGAACAAAGGTGATCTTTTAAAGAGTCTTTCTGACCACCACCTGGATGAGATTTTCTTTTTTTGAGGATCGGCCTGCCAGAGTCGAAACGGGTTACAGTAGGGAACGTCTCCTCTCCAAAGTACAATGAAAAGTCTCTCCCTCTGATGAGGGGAGCCGATGGAGTAAGCTGATATAATTGACCATTCAGCATTATACCCGACCGCATGGACATCTTTGAGGAGCTGTCCCATTCCAGTGCTCCTGAGATTAGGCGAGTTTTCAATAATGCAATATCTAGGCTTAATTTCCTTAATGAGCCTAAGATATTCCAGCCATAAGTTTGATCTTTCATCTTTGAATCCTTTCTTTTGTCCAGCAACTGAATGGCCAGTGCATGGATATCCTCCACAAATTAAGTCCACAACTCCATTGAGATATTTTCCTGTGAGCTGCTTAATATCTCTAAAGTTGTCAACTCTGGGCCAGTGCTTTTCAAGAACCTTGCTGCAGTGAGGATCTATCTCGCAAAATGCAACTGTCTCCATTCCTGCTTTTTCGAGTCCAAGAGAAAATCCACCAATGCCTGAAAACAGATCTAAAACTTTCAATGTAAAATCCCTGTCCTTTTAAGTGATGCATCTGCATGGCCCCAAAAGATCCTCAACATTTTATCTGTGAGCTCATCCTCAGTTGCTGCTGCCTCTTTCATTAATAGTGAGGTGCCATCCAGGATCTCTTTCTCTGATAAGATCATTGGCCTGCACTCTTTTGAATGCATCTCTCTCAGCTCCTCAAGGACACCCTTGAGGCCACCCTCCTCAAGTCTCTCCAGAATCTCTGTGATATTGATCAATGCATGGCTGATCATCTTTGTTTCTTTGGCCATTTGGTCTTGGCCATTTAATGGGTCTGGATCCAGGTTAGTTTCTTGCTCTGTCATGGTCTTACCTTTTTGTGATATAGATAATGAATCCCTCTGGCCAATGCCATGTTGAGATCAGTTTCAACAATCACAAAGTTGAGATTTCTAAAAAACTCTTGATAAAATAAATCATCATCAAGGATGTCAGTAAAAACCCATTTTCTAAGTTCTTTCGAGTAAATGATATAACTGTCAAATTGAAGTCTCTCAACTGCCTGTGTAAGCAGGTCCAGATCCCCAATTGGGTTGTGATGTCCATGGACATTCATCATCTCTCTTATTGTGTCGGCCAGGATGCTTGCGTCTCTGGTCTTGAGATCTCTGATCTCTTGCATATTTCTCTCCATGATATTAAGGAGGGAGTGTGGAGTGTCTAATTAAGGAGTCAAGATTCCACACTCCCAAAAGCCCTAATGCAGTCCCATACATTAGAAATATATTTAATTAAAAAGGAATATCATCAGATGCAAAGCCTGGATCTGATGAAACATTATATTCAGGCTGTGTTGCTGCAGGTGGCTCGATGTCTTGGGCATTTTCAATATATGCCCTGGTATCAATGTTGAGCTCATCAAGCAGATCCTCAGTCACGTCTTTATTGTTAAAGCCTGATAAGATTTTATCAGGATCATTGATCCATGATGCCTCATAATAGATTTTCTTATCAACATGTCTCACCTCATCAATGGTCACTAAAAAGATCTTTCCAGCATTAAGAGCACCGTCCTGAGCAATCATCTTAAGATTGGACCCATTAAAGCCAAGGATCTCCAAGGTTTTCATTGTCTGCTCCATGGCCTTATCTGAAAGCCAAAGATTTCTTGAGATGAATCCCTCAAAAGATACTTTAATATATGGGGAGCCCTTTCCTTTTGTCTTTCCCATTGTCCAGGATCTAAGCCTGGCCTCAACCTGCTCACCAACTTTTAGCACTCTCTTATACTGACTCATTTTGATCTCCTATGATTTCATTGATTCTTATTAGTGATGACCTTAAGACAGCAATGTCTTGATCAAATTTCTTGATATATTCATAAATGCTCTTAGCTTTTATTTTGTCCTTTACTTTCTCAAGTGCTGCCAGGCATTTCTTAAGGGCATGATCTGGAGTCTCATCAAAAGCAGTGTTATAAGCTCCCCATAAAACATCAAAGCCATTTCTTACTGGCATTGGCATTGTGGCAGGCAGGCCGACTCTGTTCTTAGCATCATAATGAGCTGAGAGAGATGCACAGAGAACCCTCTTGTCCAGGTCTTTTGCAAAAGTGTTCCCATCAGAATCTTTCCTGAATGAGACCTCTTTTTTTGCAAAGAGAACCATCTCCACCTGGCCAAAAAGAAAGGCTGCTGCTTTTTTGTGCAGATTCATTTGATGTCTTGTAAAAGTTTCTTGCTTTTCAAATTCAGTCTTGGCCTTATCAATTGAGTGACATAAAAAGCAAAAGTGGATCTTATGTTTATCTCTAATCTGCCTGCAGATGGAGATAAACTCTGCCCATAAGTTGACAGCATGGTCATATCCTTTCTGCCATCCAATATGCTCAATGGTTGCCTTGCTGGCCTGTTGAGCAACATAAACATGCATAAGCCTTTCGAGCTCATCTATAGTGTCAAAGATGATGGACTTGAATCCAAGATCTGTGTTGGACTCCAGGATCTCTGTGAGGCCATTAATTATATCCTCCCAGGATCTGAGGTTGTCGATTCTCTCAACATCAATATTGTGAGTTGACTCCTCAAAGTCAAAGAATAATGGTTTTGGGAAAGATGATCCAAAATCAGTTTTCCCAACACCTGGCCCTGAGTAAAGGCAGCAAAACAATGGCTTTTTAATTCTGCCTTTAGTGATCTGATTAAAGATGCTCATTCCAGCTCTCCTCTAAGTTCCAGGATCGCTTTGACCCCCTCTCTTTGAGACTCTGGGATGCTGCCTGCTGCAATCCATCTTTTAAGTCTTAAGCTGTTAGAATGGCCCAAGAGATCTGCAACTTGTAAGATGCCTCTCTCTTTCACAAGCCTGTCTAAGACTTTGAAAATATCTTTCATTAATACTCCATACTTTTTGAATCAATATGAAACAAAGATATTCAAAGTGTTATTCTGTGTCAAAAACTTTCTGATAAAACTTATGGAACTCTTATAAATTAAGCAACTTGATGCATTTAGACATGTTTGACTGATGGGTCCTTGGAACTTAATCTTTACTTACTTGTTATTAATATCAACAAAACATGGAGGACTGCATGTCAGGAGCAAAAAAGAAATCAACCGAGCCAAAAGGGATTGAGCAACTTAAAGAGGACATTATTGTTGAGGCAAAAAAACTTGCAGAACAAAAAACATCATCAGCTTATGATCTTGTTAGGGCCACAAAGGAGCTCTTGAGAGCTGAGTCATTAATCAATTCTTAATTAAAGGCTCCAGAGATGGAGCCCTTTTATTTTTAACAAATTCTTTCTGATATTTCTAAAGCATTTTCAAGGACAACAATATGATTATTGGCAGCTCCAGTATAAACAAGTTCAAGCTCAAAGCTCCTCATCTCTTTGTCAAATTGAGCTGTGTCTGCTGAGTCTAAAGTGAATTCAATTTTTCCAAGTTTTGGCTCTGCTGTTGGCCATGCAATTATTTTCTCAATCTTTATTCCTGCAGTTGTCTTAAAGCAGGCCTTTGCACTCTCAAAGGGAGTAAGGTCAAAACGCTCCTGACTGATTGGATCTGAAAGTCTGATGATGACATCCTCTTTGGATCCTTGAGTGATTTTGATTAAGTTTTTTACTGAGCATTTCATGATGCGTCTCCTATGATTTCTGTATTGTCTAAAAAATATTCTAAGTCATCAATGTAAAATGTGGCCTCTATGGCCTGGCCATCAATCGACTCCATGACAATCTCTTTTGATGAGACCTCTGCATTGAGCATCTTTGATTGATAGAAACTTGCCTCCAGGTCTTGGCCTGTTACACTCTCCACAATTGGAGCAAGCTGTGAATGGATGCTGTAATTAATCATTTTCCTGGGCCTTATATTTTCTTAAGATTTCATGGACATCAAAATTTGGACAAGGCTTTGTCTTATCAAGGTCACGATGTCCCATTACGTCTATGATACTCAGGTCATGCTCCAATATCAACTTATCAACCAGGACCGCAAGAGCTCTAAATTGAGCCTCTGTAAACTCCTGATCACCTGTGAGGCATATCCCAATGGATGTCTTGTTGAATCCCTTACAATGGGCTCCTGCTTTCTCCACGGGCCTGGCCCGATGAGTGACCCCGTCTTGAGTAATTATGAATTGATATCCTGTGTCTTTCCAGCCAAAGCAATGAGTGTGATATCTCCCCCAGATGATGGGAGTCTTTTTATTGCCTGTGTGGAGTAAGTGAATCCTCTCTGGAGAATCGTCTCCTGGATTGTCTGAGGCCGAACAATGAATGACTAGAAAGTTTATTGGTCTCACTTAAGCTGATCCTCATCAATAAGAACAAAAGCACCATTCCTGAAAAAAAGAAAATCCTCTTTTTTATTGAGATCCTTGATGTTTCTCTGCCATTCATTACATTTTCCTTTCTTTCTTTTAAGGCAGGTCTGATTGCATACTTTCCCAACTGGATCCAGGTTGTTGTGATATTGCATCTCAGAGTCCTGGCATAAATGCCACATCTTATCCTGCATCTTTCTTGGCTTGATGGACTTTCCACCCATTGCACATGCCTCAATGAGTGTGATCAATGTGACTGCTAAGAATATAGTTAAAAAGCCTCTCATGGCCGAACCTCCTTATAAAATGCTTTAAGAAACGTCCCAAGCTCATCTCTTAGATTGAGAATGAGGTCATCATCTCTCTGGTCATATGGTTTATGCCATTCATCCTGGAGGGAGAGAACTTTCTTATAAAATTCCTTTCTCTTTCTTTGGTCATAGTCTGGTATTTGTTTCATGATCTCATTGGCAAGATTAAGGGCTATCAGTAAATATTCCATCTAGGCTCCTATGATTAAAAATATTATTGCTCTCCTGGTCTCAGGATCAAAAAAGGGAGCAATTGATGCTCCCAATATTAAGGCCATCTTAAGCCAAAAAGAAAATCTTTTATAAAAGGGATTATCCTTTTTTGAAAGTTTCAACATATTTTGGCATGTACTCCAATTGAACTGCTACAAGCTCCAGGCCCTCACCTGTGTCAACATCTTTGACCTCTGCAGGAATCTTTTGACGGCCATCATAAGCAGCAATAACTTTTGCTTTGAACTCTTCATCTTTTGTGAGCTCATTATAAAACTCAACTCCATCTTGGAATTGAATTCCATCTTTTAGCTTTTCACAAAGAGAAAGAGAAACTTCATTGACACCAATAAGCATCTCTTTTGTTTCTTTGATTCCCTCTGTTGAGTCCTCTTTTTTAAGTTGAGGAGCAATCATTGAAATCACTCCCAAGATCATTTGAATTACTTTGTTCATTTTACAGTCTCCTATTATTTAATTATGGCAGCAATTATTGCAACCACGGCTCCACCAATAAATCCAAAAAAGGATCCAATAAAGCCAAGTTTTACTTTCATTGTTGAGGTTGTCTCAGTCATGTCCAGCTTAAAAGCATTGAGGCTTTCCTCAGTGCTTTCAAGTTTTTTCCAGAGCTGCTTTCTCCACTCAATCTCATTTTTAACTATCGCATTAAGCTCTTTGTCACTCATTGTCATATTTTATCACCTATAAAAAGTAGATTCCAACTATCTCTTTTTTAAAGTTTTTCCAGTAAGTATTTAAGAACTTGATCTCGCTGGGCATCTGTCAAGACTGCCTCATCTTTTAAGGCTTTTACAGCATTTTTAGCGTCAATCTTATCTTGCTTGTTTTTATTTTCTTGGAATAAATATTGAGCTTTCAAGGCAGCGTCCTCAACAATTTGTTTCTTTCGAGTCCATGTGCAATAAATCTCCATTAGGTCAAGATTCTTGATGGCCTGGCCCCCTGGGTGTGAGCAGACTTTAATTTCAAGTTTTGCTTGGCAGTCAGATCCATCAATGCAAGATTCAACATCTTGTTTCATTTGTGCTTCTGGTTGAATTTTATGGAATGAATTGTTTCCGGTTTTTCTAATTGAAATACAAGGCTCACTGTAAACTTGCTCGCATTTTTCTTTTTTAGAATAAATAGTCAAGCCATCGGTACTCTTTCCTACTTTTGATTCTGGCAAGTAGCTTGCCATTGCTGAAAAACTTATTAAAAGTAAAATTAAAAATTTCATATTATCTTTCTCCCTTGCAGTTTATTATAAAATCCGCATCTGCTAAATTATTAGTGGAGTTTACAGTATAAAACAATGCCGATGTAGAAAGTGTTGTATTAGGATTGCATCCCCAGCCTGCCGATGTTTTCGCTGAACACGTACACTCTGGAGCACCATTAAAAATACCTGGTTTAAAATTTACGGTGGCAGTGCCTAGCGCAGTGTCAACAATCGAATCAACCCATCCTGCGCACATACCCCCTACCGCCGAAGGAGTTCCAGAATTTGCAATCAAGCAACTCTCAACCCTAACATTCTTACTCGCATTTTCAGCGTAAGAGTTCACGACTTGACCAACTATTATTGGTTGAACGGTTGGTTTTTTGTAGTCGTCTTTTGATTTACTGCAAAAAATGTTAACGGTATCATTTACCCCTGTCCCTGCCGACGTTCTAACGTGATACACAAGGTAAGTGCTAGCTGTCTCCAGAGTACACTCTCTGTCCCCCGCGTTTTCAACTGTGCAAGAACACCTCGGTGCAGCCGTAAAGACTCCAGATTTGAATGTCAGTTTATTGTCACCAGTTCCCCCAGCAGTGGAGCATCCGTTTGTCCAAGGTACATTCTCACTTGACTGTCCGCACGTTGCGCTTGTGTCAGTCGTGGAAAGCTGTATGTTAAACTCGTTCTCGTTCTCACTAACTTTAGGAATAGACTTATAAACTTGAACGGATTGTTTTGCCTCTGACTCTTGCTTTGTTAAGGTTATAAAGTAAAGAGCCGGGTCTTCTAAAGTGTTTACTGCATTGAAAGAGTTTAAGGAAACTCCCGATGATGTTGCAGAATTTGCAGAGGCAAATTTCACGCCACCTGAATATGTTATAGATGCGCTTATTGATGGTGTATATGTCAATCCGAGTCCTGAATAGTCGACAAAACAATCCCCGACCGCCGAGTCAATTGTTGAAGTCACCCATCCGCTTACGTTTTCGCTTATTACTGCACACGATACCCCGTTCATGACTGCGGTTAACGTGTCGGGCGTAGTTGTCTCGGTTAGCCCTTGTAAGGTTCCCATATAAGACTTATCCCACTTTATAATTGGAGAGGCCGATGCTCCCACGTTTTTCACACAAAGCTTGATATCACCTTTTAATGAATCACCTGCAATGTCTGCTGCTGATGGACATAAAAAACTTACTGAATGAGGAGCTGCTATTGTATGAACTGGCAAGGATCTGTTGTTGCCATCTGTTGTTGTTGTTCCAAAGAGAGGATTCAGGATTGTTCCATTCCCATCAACAACCAAAAGATCAAGGTTGAGATCTCCTCCAATGTAATCAATTCGGCCCTCACATGAGCGACCCTTAACAACATCTTTGTCAAAGTCAAGAAGTGCAGAGCATCTCTCATCATTTTGAGCTGCTGGAGTAAATTCAAAAGAGGCCTTTCCCTCTAGTGGATCAGTTGTCTGAGAAACAAAAGTCCCTCCTGTCCCAGTCCATCCTGCCTCCCCTTTCTCTGAGTTCGGGTTGTCGCTATCAACAAAAATATTATTGAAGTTCTCACCTCCGCCACCGCCACCTGAGCCCATGGTTGAGTAATTGGTCCCTCCATCAAAGGAGAACTCAATCTCTCCTGATGTCTCATTTGATCTGATTATTCTGTTAGGACCTAATTTGATTATCTTGTCAGCAGATGCATTCCCTGGATCATTGATAATTAAAGCATTATCAAGAATCTTGGCAGCAAAGGCAGTTGATAAGATTAGGCCAAAAAAAAGTAAAACAATTAATTTTTTCATTGGTCCTCCTGTTATTGTTTGATTTCAATTATTGATGTCATGTCTAGTGTTCCAATATAGGATGTCCCAGTCAAGTCTCCAGTTGTATATTGGAGCTTATATTCATCTGTTGCTCCAATTTGAACAAGAGTGAAAACTGTTCCAGCGTCTCCATTTAAGGAGAAATATTTTGGAGATTCAAAAACATTATCCTTTGAGTTGTAAGACAAAAATAAGATCCCATATTCTTTGACAATTTGAGTATCTGTCTTTCTTTCAATGTCAAAAAACATGATCTTGTTTTTTGTGATTGTCCGATCAACTTTAAGAACGGCCCCAGCGTTATTGTTGTCTAAGACATCTGCTGGCCCAGTGTTGTTGGCCAAGGTTGCTAAGAATGGCAACTTTCTCCCACCTCTTAAAGAGAACTCCAGGAGTGACTCCCAAAACTGAGTCTCACTTGGCTTGGAAAGAGCAAGTCCCATCTCTTCAATTGGCTTGATCAACTCCTCTTGCACACTGTTGAGCCAGTCTGCACTTACCACTGTTGCAGGAATTGAGAGACCTGGATCTCCCTCTGTGAATCTATTGCCGACCGTGGCTCCCTCTGAATCTATTCTAAACATATTACTCTCCTCTAAAAAGAATCATCTCCAAAACTAAATAAAACAACCGTATGAGCAGGCTTATGCTTTTCCATTAAGCACTCAAGGACAGAGTTCCCAACTTTCACAAGTGGATCTCCTGCAGCTCCCTGGCCTGCTTTAAAAAGAACTAAAAACTCTGCAGGCGCTTTTATAACAAAAGCATACCTCCAAAGCCCATTGGTCAACCTGTCACCTGCTCTGGCCTGGCCAGCTAAAAATGGAGGCTGATCCTCTGCTGATATAACGTCAACATCAAAGCCAAAATTGGCAGCAAGTTGTTGATAAAAAGATTCATTTTGGCCACCTCTGGTTGTGAGAACCTGGATGATCCGAGTTCTCCTCTCCTGGATGGATTGATCCTCTGGGGCTGAGTCACACTCATCTGGCAGGCCGAGCAATCTCTCCCAGTCTCTAAGCAATTCAAGTGTTGTTCTTGGGTCCACTTCTTTGATGAGCTCAGTTGATCTTTTATCAATTCTATATGGCTCATTTGAATATGAGTCTAAAAGCTTGTAAAGGTTAGACTCAAAATCTTGCAGGCCCAACCAGGCCAGACCTTTTGGAAAGAGCCTCCTAATTACTTTAGAATATTTTGACCTTAAGCCAATGTCTGCCATGTTATTGTTCCAAGTGTGATAAGTTCCCCCGTCAATGGGACAACATTGGCAGGGGCCAATCCATTTATTGTGTTGATTTCATAATCCTCAATGTCTGGAGCAATAGATATTGCCTGTCTAATTTTAGAAAGCAATAGAGCTCCATCAAGAGTCACTCCTGGCCCACCGTAGGATCCAGCCAGGTTGACATCTCTCTTAATAAGATCCTCAAGCTCTGTGATAATGTCCTGTTGAACTGCAACAATATTAGGCTTGATAGAGATATTCATATCCATTGCTGCCTCTGTGGGAGCAAAGACTGTCACAAGTGCTGTGACTGGTTTTCTTACATTAATATAGTCCTGGACCTCTGTCACTTTGGCAGGAATCGGGATGATCGGATCCTCATTATCAACAACAAAGCTCACACCAACTGTTCCTGGCCCTGTAAATAATGGGAGGACCCATGATCTTGTGACTCCTGTCACCTCTCTGCTCCATTGAATATAATCATTGGCAGAGCCTCCAAGCGGAGGGAGTTGCAACCTATTGATCAATCTGTCTCTAAGGGAGCTGTCGGACTCTGTGTCATCAGCATCTGTGATAATTGCTGTGATTTCTGCCTCTGAGTTGACATTGGCAATTGGTGATAAGAGAGTGAGCTTTTGAGTGATTGTCATGTCTCCATTGGATCCAGACTCTGATGCTGTCACCTGGACTGTGATTTCTCCAGGTATTGTTGAGCCAATTGTCCCCTCAGCATCTGTTGTATATTGAAAGGAATCATCTCTTTGGACAATTGTTCCTGCAGGGATTATCCCTCCATCATTGCCTGTGAATTTTAAGCTAAATTGAGCAAAGGTGGCCTCATTTCTAGTGACTCCCCATATTGAGGCCCATCTATTGAGATATTCAAGTTCTGCTGTGTCTGGAAAGACTTGCTTTGAGACCCATGTCAAATATCCAAGCAATAAATGACTCATTCCTGCAATGGCCCTTGCTATTGTTCCCAGGAAAGAGCGTCTTAAAATATTTGTTAAATTGAGCCCACCTTTAATATCTGTCTCGACTCTTTCAACTAGTGTGTCAAGTTCTGGTCTTTCAAAAGGCATTTACACTCTCCTCAATTTTTGTTCATCCCAAAGGACTGAGAATCTTTCGGTCTCCTCATCAGGACGAACAATCTCAATTCCGATGATTAAATTATTATTTTTATTGTACTCACTTTTAATTCCAATTTCATCTGCAATTCCATCATCTTTCATCCAGGCCAATGCCTCAATGCATAACTCCTCTGATCTCCTGAGTGTTTCAGATGTGGCCTTGGCCCTGTTGAGTGTCCAAAGCCTGGATCCAATTTGATCCTGATCCTGGTCCAGTGTTGAGTCGGCCCACCATCCCATTTTATCTGTCTCAAGATCAGGGAGCTCCTCATCTGATACTCTCCTATTTGTGAAAAGAGAGATGGTCACTGCAGTTTCAAGTCCTTTGTCTGCAATAAGGTCTCCATTATCTGAGCCGATGTCAAAGGAATTGTTATCTAGTATTAAGGCTATATCTGTCATGATGTTACTGTCCCTGGATAAGTTCCTGCTGAGGATCCTCCTGTCACAACTGTTGAGGTCACTGCACTTGCAACAATCTCGTCAATGATGCCCTGGCATATAGGCTCCCAGTATATTTTCAGATCTGCCTCAATAGCATCTGGATTCACGGCCTTAATTGCTGCTGTGATACTATCTGCCATTATTGATGCGCTCATTGCCATGAGATCTCTCCTGTTTAGACTTTAAAAGTCTCAAGCTTTGTCTTGACTGCTGTCAAGGCCGTAATTGTTTCAGGATCTAATGGCTGTGGGCCGATCCCAGTAATATTCTTAGCGATAATCATTTCATCCATCCACTCAACAAGGACTGCAATTAGCTCATTGCTGCCATTGTCTATTTTTATTTTAGAAACAAGCATCTCAGCATTGCCTCCTTTTAAATGAATAAACTTTCCATTTTTATTGTAGAAAACACAGTCTCCAGGAGCAAGGTTTTTAAATCTAAAATCTCTATGCTCTGAGGCAATAACAACCGATGACTCTCTGTTCCCTCCCACTGATACGGCAATGCACTCACTGCCAACTGGAGGATTGGATGAAAATCCAAAGTGATGCATCTTTCTGACATCATCTTTTGTCTCATCTGCCAAAAAGGTGGCCTGGATGGCCTGGAGAGGTCCTCCATCTTTGGCGGCCTCAATTATTCCATGGCCGATCATTAAAAGAGTCTTTCTCCTGATTGGATCTATGACTTTTTTTGCAATTTTAATCACATCCTCAATTCTCATGATTCTTTCCATCCCAGGCTGCTGAGAATATCATCCTCTTTTTTAATTTCTTTTTTAAAGTCCAGTGCATCTGGTCTGATAAGAGAGAGCTCCACTGTTCGGCCACCATCATTGGCCTGCTCAAAGATCACTTTCTCGATAAGCATTTGAGATTTTACTCCCACTGATCTGGCATCCAATTGGACAAGCATGTTGACATCCCAAAGAGATCCATCCTCCTGGCTCCATCCAACAACAACCACACTGACTGCTGATGACTTGGCGGCCCTGTAGGATGACTCCCATTCGGCCCTTGATTGAGCTCCATCATTATCAACTGCATTCTCTGCAATTATGACTGTGGGCCGATATCTTTTGACACCATTATCAATGGCAGCGCCCTTGTTTTGAGTCGCATCTTTTGGAGTCCCCAGGAGTCCAGTGCTTTGTCCTTTTACAATATATTCTGAAAATCTTTCACTGTGATCAAAGCCTGCTGTTGAGACCCTGCAGTTGACACCCTCAACAAGTGCTGAGACGGCCCTTTTGCTGCCTTTTTTTGTGATGATAAGATTGCCATGTGTGCTGGATAAAAGTAAGAGCTGCCTTTCCTTTGCTGCCCTTTCTAGGGCCTCAAAAACTGTCTCCCCTTGTCTGACTGAGAACTTTGGGAACTTGGCCCCAACATCTGCCTGGACCAAAACTTTAATATTAAAAGGCTTACAAAGTTCTGCTGCAATTCCAGCAAAGTCAAGATTGTTGAACTCTGCTGCATTAGTGATTGAGCACGTAACAAGATCACCTGTCCTGTCCCTGCCTTGAATGGTGATATTTCTTGAGGCCTCTGTGATGGCCAGGTTGAGCTTGTCAACCCATCCCTCAAAGATGGCATGTTTTCCAAGGTGGCAATGAACTCTGTCCTCTGGCAAGATCTCAAAGTTGGCCTGGCCGACTCTCCACTTGTCTGCAGTTGTGACTGAGAAAGATCCAGATATTGCAAGCAAGTTTCTAGTGATTTTTATATTCTTAAAGCCCTCAAATATTTTATTGTTGACATAAAATGTGGCAGCATCTTGCCTGAGCGTCCCATAATCAAAAGGGACAACTGGCTTATGTTTTACTTTTGCATTATCCTTTGCCACCAATGACCTCCAATTTTTCATCAGCATTAATGAAAGCAGGATGTCTGATTTTGTTTCTGTTTATGATATCCTGTTCATTCTCAAGGGACCCATTAAGATCATAGGCAAGTAAAAGTGAGATCTCATCTCCTTTTGGAGTGAGCTCTTTTATTGATGGCAAGTCTGCATCAATGTCTGGTAAGGCATCAATTATGGAGGCATTAATATCAATCATGGCCTGATATAGCCCAGTGTTGGTCTCATCAATATTAATGGCCCTAATCTGGGCCTCAATAACTGCTGATATATCCTCTCTTGCTTTTTGTGATTCATCAATTGAAACAAAGTCAGCAACAATGGCAGTCTCTGTTGAGCTCACTGCAGCCGCCCTCCTCATAAAGTTTTCAAAAGTCTCAGAGTTTTTTCTCTCTTGCAGCCTTGTGGGAGTGTCTCCAGTCACGGCCTCATCACCTGCAAAAGAGTAGAAAGATGAGTATGCTTTTGTTTTATCTTTGTTCCCACCAATGGCATCCTCCATAAGTTTAAAGGAATCCAATAGCCTTTGACTTAATAACCCAGGGGACTGCAAAAGATCATTGGTCTCGGCTATTAGATTCCTTGTGGCAAAAGCTAAGTTAGCAATGCCCTCAGATGTGTCTGATAATGGTTTTGTTACTGAGTCAAAAGTCTCCTGGACCTTTGCAACAAGATCTCTGGCAGATTGAATTGCAAAGCCAGGCATGGATGCAATGGAGAAATTTTTATCAAAATCATCCTTAATGGATGCAAGTGCTTTTGTTTTTTTCTCTGAGAGAATAGCACCTTTGTCATTTTTCCCTTTTGGGAACTTGGCATCTCCAAGTTCTAGGCAAGTGACAGAGAAAGTTGCAATGGCTCCCTGTCTCATGGACTCGCTAACATTGAGAGCTCCCACCTGGACCATTAAGGATCCATAAAAAGGATGGATCAACTCTCCTGGCCCTTTCTTTTCAAAAACTTCAAATAATCTTTTTTTGGCCTGGAGATAATCGGTGCCAATAATGTGGCCCTCTATTTGATAGGACTTGGCCTGTCTCCCAAGATCCTCAGTGTAGGGAGTCTCTCTATTTGGGAACTGATGTTGAATGGCACGTCGGCCACCTGCAACCTGAGATCCATCCACAAAGAAATTAAATCCTCTAAACGATGCCTCTCTTAATTCATCTTTATATCCCACTAGATTGCTCCCATGAGTCCAGTGTCAATGTTGAGGATGGATTCTCTGTCCTCTGACATGACTCTTGTATCTTTTGGCATGTTGCTGAATTTTACATCAACTGATGCTTGTTGTTTTCTTAATAAGAACTCACTATTTTTTTTGGTGAGCTCCTCTGATTTTGTGGGATCCCCTGCAGGCTCTCCCTGGAACTTAAATCCTTGGGCCTTGAGCTTTTCATCAGTGTCATCTCCAATCCCAAGTAAGCTTGATATTCCTGATATTTTGCCAAGCCAAAAGATCATGTCTTTAATCTGTTGAATTGGACTAGTGAAAAGATCTGCAAAAAAGTTTTTAATTGGCTCCCAATTTTTAATTATTGAAAAGGCCACAAAGGCAATGGCACCTGCGACTAGTGCAAACTTTGCAAACAGTAACAAAGTCGGGGCCAGGCCTGCTTGCATAATTGGGAAAATTACTGCTAAGGCCTCAAAACCTGTGATCAGCATTGGCAATGCTGCAATTATTGTCCCCATGATTAAGACAAGAGGTCCCATCACGGCAACCACTGCTGCAATAATCCCTCCCCACTTAAGGAGCGTAGGATTAAGTTTTGACATCCATCTGAAAAATTTAGCTATTCCATTTATAATATCTGCAATAAATTCTTTTATGCCAGAATCCATAAATGCAATCTGAAAGCCCTCAAAGGCAGATTTTACTGAGGCAATTGCTCCAGGCAATCCTTTCTGCATTGTCTTTTGCATCTCTTTGGCGGCTCCTGTCGACCCTTTCAGTTTCTTTTCAAGATCAGCAACTGCATTTGTGACTTTCCCAGTTGCTGGATCCATCTGTTGAACTGCATTCAAGAGAACCCCAGCACCTGCAATGGCCCGCTTTCCAAAGATCTCATTAAGGATAGCAAGCTTTTTTGCCTCCCCAACATTTTTAGACTTAAAGCCTTTATTCATCATCACCAAAATGTCAGTCATCTTTCTCATTTTTCCAGTTGCTGGATCAATGGCCTGGACACCTAATGCTTTTAATATTTTTTGTGCTCTTGGGCCTGCTGCTGTTATTTTTAAAAACATATTTTTAAGAGTTGTTCCTGCTTTGGATCCTTGGATCCCTGCGTCCCCTAATTTTGCTGTGAGTGCTGAGACCTCTTCAAGGCTTGATCCATATTTCAAAGCAACTGGAGCTGCATCTTTAAAAGTCTCTCCCATCATAGAGAGATTTATATTCCCTTTGGCAGTTGCAAGAGCAAGAACATCTGCGACTCTCCCCATCTCTGATGCCTTGATATTAAATCCACCCATAATGTTGGATGCAATATCTGCTGTTGTGGCAAGATCTGTTGAGGAGGCCGCTGCCAGGGCAAGAGTTGGCCCTGTGGCCTTTAGTATTTCATTTGTGTTAAATCCTGCCTGTCCAAAGAATGCCATGGCATCACCTGCCTGGCTTGCTGAGAAAGCTGTTGTGGATCCAAGTCTTTTGGCCTCCTCTCTCATGGACTTTAAGCTTTTTTCTGAGGCTCCAGTCAGGGCCTGGACTTTGTTCATTGACTTGTCAAAAGTTGCTGCTGTTTTAAATGCGCTCGCACCAAAGGCAGCAATCGGCAAGGTGAGGCCCATGGTCATGGCCAGGCCTGTGGATTTCATTCCATTCCCAACTCTTGAGAGATTTTGCCTCATTTTTGCTGAGGACTTTTGAACTCTCTCAAAAGCTCTTTGGGATTTTATTGCATTTTTTGTAAGTTTCGGGAACTTGCTTGATAATCGGTCAACAACACCTGAGACATTATCAACTGCTTTAAATCTTAGTTTTTTGTCAACAATTGAACTCATTTAGAATATTGCTCCTCTGCACGTTCCATCCAAAAATAAATATCATCATCGTCCATCTCATCAAGCTCACTGGGTTGAAACTTAAAACACCTGGCCAAAGTTCCCAGTGAGTGTCTCCAATTGCTTGGCCAGGTTAGCTGAAAGCTGAAAAATATTCTGCTAAGATATTCATGTCATCAAGACAAAGCTCATCAATCACCTTATCTGGCTGATTGGCAAGTGCTCCAATCACTTTAAGAATTGCATCCATACTTGGCTCAGTTGGCATTTTCCTAATGTGTTTGGCTTTTGGCTTGTCCAGAATAAATTCTGTGATATTTTCAGATCCAAAAACAATTGCCTCTTTAAGTTCATGGACATGCTTTCCATCTTTAAAGTCAAATTGAGAAAGAATCTCTTCTTTTGTTTTTTCATTATTGTCTTGCATAGCGGTCCCCTTTTTATACAAGAGGGGAGGTCATCCTCCCCTTTATTTCTATCTTACTTCTTCTGCACTTAATCCCTCAAAACGAGCCTCAATCTCCCCCTCCTCAGTGTTCCCTTTGGAGTTCGATGCCCACCATCCATTTCTCAGAACAATAGTTTTTCCATTGGCAAGTTCAAGCGTGATTGTGGCCTCAGTTGTTTTGGCAAGCTGCTCAAAAGAGATATTTGAGTCATCAGTAATTGATCCCTCTATGTAGGGAACAACTGGGATCTCTTTATATCCATGAACTTTGTCCATTCCAACAATCCCCTCTTTTTTTGCAATGCCCAGATCATAATCAAAAGCACCCTTGGCCTTGTATAGCTGTCCATTAATTTTCAAATTGATTATTCCACCAACTCTCATGTCTTACTCCTTTATAGTAAAAATCCGATTTTAGCACCTACAACTCGTAGTTGATTAACAATATTCGGTGGGAGTAAAAAGTCTAACCTATTCACGTCACCTGCATTTCTCTCAACAACTAGTTGCTCTTTGAATTGGTCCATATCCTCAACCAATCCAAGCTCCTCCCAAAGTCTAAACCTAATAATGGCCTCAGCCTTTGCAACTTTTGGAGTCATGATGGCCTGTCCAGCACCAAACTGAGTTCCATCACTGGCAAGCTTATGTCTAGGATATTTAAGCAGCCAAAAGTTTCTGAAATCATATCTTAAGTAAGACAGAGTTAGCAGAGTATTAAGATCCAAATATGAAACATCATCAGCACCTGCAGGATTTTTCTTGTAAGTTGTAATGACTCTTTCTATTCTTACGTTCCCACCTGCATCAACTTTGTCAGTTGCTATCCCATTGAATAAAAGAATATTTCTCTCTTCAAGTGTTAGTTTTTCGGACTCGCTTTCTGCCAAGATTCCTGGCAAGGCTAAAGTCTGAAACGGTCTTGCAGGATCAATTTCAGCAGCTTTTGCAATAACACCTGCAAGACAGGCAGAGTGCTCATATGGACTCGATGGTCCAGAACATCTTTTAATGGTTGTAAATTGAGAATTCCTTGCATTGCCGATGGCATTTAGTGCAGAGAGAGTCCCTCTTGCTCCTGTTATATGATATCCATCATTTTGCTTAAGAGGTCCAAAGCGACTTGTGAGCTCTGCTTCTAGGACAACAAGGTTGGCAGCATCTGCATATGGTGTAACAAAAAGAATGAACTGCTCATCATCTAGGACAACCAGGGCATCTGCTACATCTGGGTTGCTAACTCCTCCGCTCATAGCCACGATTGCTGCAGTTATACCTGCAGGGAGCTCATCTCCAAAGTAATAGTTGACACGAATGTCAATATCATCACCAACAACACCTTTGTTCTTGGCCGTGAAGTCAAGTTTCTCTGGAGCAACATTGATGACAGATGAGATGACAAGATCACTATCTGCCACAATCACATCATGCAAGTTAGATGCAATCTGTGCTGGAGTTTCACCAACTGCAACTGCAACCTCCACTTTTTTCCCTGCAATATAAACTTTTAAAGTCCCTGCTGCTGTTGGAGCTCCGCCAATGGTGATTGATCCTGTTGAGGCAACTCCTGCAACATTATCATCTAAAGCAATGCAATGAAGTTCATTGATTGTGTTGGCCTTAAAATAAGACTCTGCCATTTTTGCAAGCATTGATCCAGCTCCAAAATATGTCTTGGCCTGTGCTGCACTTGTGACTAGATTTTTTTCTTCAGCAGGTTTTGTCCCACCGACAAGCTTTTGTCCAATCATCAAAACTTTATAAGGTTGACTCCCTGCTCCCTGGACTGCTGCTGCATTGTCAAATTCAGCATACAAAAAAGGAATTCTTATGGACGCTGGGACTTCATTAAATGAGATAGGCATGTTTTACTCCTCTGATTTTTCAATATTATTTTTTGTTTTCTTTGGTTTTGACACCTTTTCTTTTGTCTTTTCTTGAATGACCTCAACATCTCCACTTTTGATGATGCGTCTCCAGTATGTTGAGAGAATAACCTCAGCACCCTCTGAGTCGATGTGCAGCTTTGTGGCAGGATTAAAAACCTTGACACCCTCTATTGGCTTAATTTTCACGCTTTTGCTCATTGCAGTCTCCTAATTATATTATGTCAACTTTGTCTATTGCCTTATTAGTTCCATGATCACCGATATTCCATTCAATATCAACTCCCAAGAAGTCATCAATGGCCTTTTTATTGGATGGATCCTCAATGAAAACTGAAACAAAGTTCATTCTTACAGCTCCCATTGGAGAGGACCCGTTGCCTTGAGAGTCATACTGAGTCCCACCTGCAATTGTCTCCTCTAAATATTGGCCATCTTTGTGGAGAGGTTGCCACCCTCTAAGAATTGGATCATTTTCAATGGCCTGCTCGACCTCATATTCAAGATCATCCATCTCATCACAGAGCTCCTCATCTGAATCATGAGCTGTCATGACCTCAATGACAATCTCATACATATTTTTATAAGATTTTGGAGAGCTGTCAAAGGGCTCTTTAATATTTTGATTGGCATATACAAGAATGAGAGGCAGCTCCTCCTCACTCGCATTGAAAGATCGCCTGCAAAAAACATCCTGACCGACTCCCTTGATATTGGCAGCCTTAAGGACTTGTTGAACCTTTTTTCTTATATATTTTTTTATCATGTTCACTCTTGTGGAGAATCAACTGAGCACCGCCCTGGCCGTCCTCTCTGATTTCAATTACTTTAAATTTCAAATTCCTGATCTGAATCATGTCATCTTTTTTCATTTCAAAATTAAGATCATTGAGATTTACTCCCAGGACTGGCTGATTGGAGCTGATGACCTGCTCTGTCTCAGGATCGATTGTCTCATAATCATTGTCAAAAATTCCTCTAATGGGATAAGAGCCTCCATGCTGAGGATAATATTTAACATCCTCACCAAAATTGTTGGTGCAGTGTCGTAAAACTTTACTTACTCTGTCTCTAAAATCTCTTTTCATAGAAAAAAGGGCCCCTCAAAGCTGGGCCCATGGCTGTTGTTTTTTTTTTAAAAATTAGTTAAAAGATGCTGGACCTGCTTTAAGCAATACAAGAATCTTTGTGTCTGCTGATGCGGCCGCTGCATAAGCAATTCCTGCAATTGGATTAAGATTGTCAGCATTGACCTCACCATCGGCAATGTCCCAATAAACCTCAGCTCCCTGAGCAATAACAAGAGGAGCAGCTTTTGTAATCTCAACAACACCTGTGATATTGAGTTGGCCCTCTTCTCCATTTAAGACATCATAAGCAACAACGCCCGTAAAATCACCAATAACATGGACAGATCCAGCAAGATGAGTTGCTGCTGCTGTGAATGGTATGCTTTGGCCTGAATATTTAAAGTTGTTCATTTTTAATCTCCTTAATATGTGGGAGGCCAGGCCTCCCTATTTTATTTTAATTAATTAAGCACCTGCGTTTTTAAAGAATCCTCTATGGTCAAGAACCTTGGCTCCAAAGTCATAAGAAACTTTTAGCTTAAGCCCTGAAGTTTCAAAGCCCTCTTTCTGAGTAATCGATGGACCATTTTGACCCTCAAGTCTTGCAATCTCGATCATGTCAATCATTTGAGAGCTTGCCATTAAATACCAGGCAGTGACAGAGCTTGCATCAAGTCTTGCCTCAATGATTGGATCTAAGTCACCTTTAAATGGATTCACATTTGAGTCTTGAGATGGAATTGTTGCTCCAAGGAAAGACTTAATAGTGGCTCCTAGTATTGATGGACCAGCCATATATGATGGAGTGATGTCAAGCAACTCATCATCAAGATCTTTTTGCAACATCATCTTGCTGATACCCTCATTTACAGTTGTGACAGAGATGGCACCTGCTGTCCCAAGGTTCCCATGGGCTGCTGAGAACAATGCGTTGCCATCTGCCATCAAAGGATTGCTTGTGATGATGGCCCAAATTAATTTCGACTCAAGAGCTCTTGCCTTAAGTCCCATTTGAGCTGGAACTCTTGTAAAGGCATTAAGATCATCATTGATTAATGTTTTTCTTGTAAGGCCTATGATTTTCCCATATTCCTTGATTGAATATTTCTCTGCACTTTCACTCATAGTTGTGTGCTCATACTCTCCACTTTCTTTCACTTCTGAAAGGCCAGCTCCTGAGTGCAATTGAGTTCTTGAGATCTCTTTGAAATCTGAAACTTCAGTCTCTCTCACAAAGGCTCCAAAGGTTTGGCGGCCCATATCATAAGCGTCTCTTAATGTTTTATTGGCAACATTGGCAAGAATCTCTTGAAAATCAGAGCTTGAATGCAATGCACGTTCTGCAACCTGAGCATCTGCCATGCCTGATGTGCTCACACCCTCTGACTCAAGAAATTTTCTTGCAATCTCAGTAAGTCTTGAGAACCTGAAATCTGTTCCACTTTCAGTTAGTTCATAAGCCTTTCTATCAAACTTATGTAAAAGAGCGTTTTCTGCTGCTGCCATTCTTGATTGTCTATTTTCCATGTCATTTACCTCTATGCTGTGACCAGTTGTTTTATTTAATTCATCCATTTTTGCTCTTGATTCAATTGCAAAATTTCTAAAAGAGTCAAGGTCTGTTCCTTTCTCAACATGCTCATTGGCAATAGTATCATCCAGGCCAAGATCTTTTGCAAGCTTTCTGATGTCCATCCCTCTGGCCCTTTCTGTTTCAGCAGCAACTCTTTTTGCCTCATCAACATCAACAACTGGCTCAGTCTTTTGAGTTCTTACTGGCTCAGCAGGAATCTCTGGCTCAATTACTGGGTCTTTCTCTTCTTTCTCTTGAGTCGCCAGGGATCTTTTAATCTCCCCATCAAGATCAGTGATCTCTGTGATTCTTGCAACCATGGCCTCAATAAATTTCTCACTAAGCCCTGCAGTCTTTCCTGCCTCTCTAATTTCTTGTTCCTTAAGCATTTTGCTCTCCTCTGTGTTTTCGATTATGCATTCATATGTTTCTTGATCATCTAATGATCTGGATTGAGAATCCTTGTCAAAAGGAATATCAACAAAAGATATCTCCATTGGCTCCCAGTCAGTTGCTCGGTACGTTGGCACCTCATCACCTTTTTTAGACACATCCTCATATTTATGGACTGTGTAACCAACTGAGACATTTCTTATAATTCCATCCTGGATATCTCTAACAATACCCTGGAGCTCATCTCTTGATGAGAGTCTTAATGTTGCAATACCCTCTTTGTTTCTAATCCAGGCCTTTTCTACAACTCCAATGATCCCCTCAAGTCCATTATATCTTGAATGATTATTGAGAACTGGAGCTCCCTGATTAAGCCTCTCCATTCTGACATCAGATTTTTTCATTGAGAGCTCTTCAAAATATGGCTCCCAATAGCCTCTCTTTCCTTTTGCTCCTGTAGAAAAAACAACTTCAATTGTTCGATTTTCCTCATCAAAAGTGTCTGGAGTAAATGAGGCCCTCACTGAGAGTCCATTTTTAGGAATCTTGATTGTTTTCTTGCGTTTCATCTGAAACATCTCCCTCTTGTAGCTTTCCGCTTATATTAGTATATTTTGGATTCGAGTCCAATATCAACCCTTTCTCCTCTTGTTTTTTCAGATCTTTCTCCAATTGGTCCATTACTTCATCAGGATCCTTTCCACTTGCAGATATCTCATCAGACAATGATGAGAGTCCTGCTCGGATTGCCTTGATTGATGCAGGGATCTCTTTTGTGGGATCAATCATCTCTCTTTTTGGTGGAATATGCTTGGATTCAGTATCACTTGGAACGGCCTGGCCAGTGATCTCCATCATCTTTTTGAAGTCATCAAAGGCTGGATCCAAAAATCCAAGTATCATAAAAGCCTCCCTCCAGGCCTCAATGTTTCTGTTCATTTCAAGGTGGCCCATTCTCCCTGCACTGAAATTGACATCAGAGAGATCTCCAGTCAAAGCCGCATATGAAAGGCCAAAGCCTGATGCAATACTTCTTTGCTCAACACTTGTGAATTCTTTATAATTCTCAACTGATGGTGGATCTGCAAAGGTGATGGTCTTTCCTGGAGGCAGCTCCTCAATGGTCCCTGGTTCCAGGCTTTCTCCAAAGTCTGATGTGTCTCCATTATCAACATCTGCTGATATGTCATGCACAAAGGCTGTGAATAAGGCTGCAATTTTTTGCCTCATAAGCTGAGCGTCCTGAAAATCATCCAGATCTTTCAATCTGATCATTATTGATGATGACCATGGGACTCCTCTCACTTGGCCTGGCCTTTCTTGCCTGAATAAGTGGAGGATCTGGTCTGCTGGAATTCTATTTGTTTTGACTTTTAATGTGGTTGTAAAGCTGCCAGGATGAGATGCATATAAATGGTAAGCAACCCTTTTGCCATTAGAGTCAAATTCTATTCCCTGGATGATGGTGTTCCCATTCTTGGACTCTTGTCCATCACTTTTATTGGAGTTTATAAAATCAGACTCTAAAATTTGATATTGAGTTGGGAATTCTTTGTCATTTACAAACCTCTTTCTAACCAGAACCTCTCCAGATTCTTGAATGGCATCCATGATCACTCTTTGAAGTCCAGCAAGATTATGCCTGCCATTGTAATCACATCGAGTTGTCCCTGCCCATTTTTTCCATTTGATCTGGAGAGCATCTCCCATTTTCCCAGTAATCCTGGTTTGAATGCCCTTTCCAACAACATTATTGGTTGTGACTTCAATGGCTCGCTTTGCTATTGGGTTGTTTCTTCTTAAGTCTCTGGATCTTTCTCTTAAAATTGAAAGGCTGCCACCGACTTGAGAGTTGGCATCACCATTGCCAGTGAGCCAGCCAGAGGTTCTTTTGGATTTTGATGCGGCCTCATATTTTCTCTTGCTAAATCTGCCAAAGAACTTTGACAGTCCACTTTGTTTTTTACTCATCAAGAAAGTCCCTTGCTGTGTTTTGCATTGATACGTCGGCCACCAAAGAGTCCCTTGTTGGCCGTTCCTTTGTCAAGTCCAAGCTCTTTTTTCATCAAGTTTCTGATCTTGACCATTTCATCAAGAGATCTATATTCAACCTCTTTGTCTGTGTATTTGACACGCTTGGCACCCTCAACTAGTGCCTCCTCAAGCAATGACAGGTTCTCTAAGGTAAATGCTGTTTTTGTAGCCATGAGGATCCCTTTTTGGTTCGGTCACGTTTTCTGGTTTTGGTTGTTCTTTGCTCATTATCCTTTTTTTCTAGTTTACTTACAACCCCAATATTGGACTCTAATTTCAAATATTGCTCCTCATTCATCCTGTCAATTCCAATAATTGATGCGAGTGCTCTGTTGTAAACATGTAAGTCAAGAATCTCATTTCTTTCTCTCTTTTTTTCCCAGATAATTTTTGTGTACCCTTTGGAGTCTTTTTTTACACTTCTTTCCTCAGCAGTTAACTGGAGAAAATATTCCATTTCATATTGTGGAAAATGAATAAAACCTGGAGGATATCCATCAAAAATATCATCTGGTTCTGACTTTTTAAGATCTCCATAGAGCTCCGACTTTAAGAGATTGGTCCCGACTTTCCAAAGCCTAAGGCCACGCCTGATTGATTTTCCATTTTCCTTGACATCAATTGCTTTTGGAATCCCAACAAGTTGAGTCAGGGCCATCTCACCTTTTAATGGGATGACTCTCTTTGGAGAGAATTTTCTACAAAAAGAATAAACTCTTGATGTTTCATATCCTGAATCAATTCCCACCATCTTGATGGGGACCTCATATCCATTGGCATGAGAGAAAGTTGTTCCTATATATCTTTCAAGATCATCCCATGTCTCCTGGTCTTGGACATCTCCAGGCAAGACTTTATGATCAATGGACCATCTCTCACGATGGCGGCCCCAGCCAATGACCTCTGCCTCTAGTCTGTCTTTCTGGACATCCACTGCACAGGTAAGGAAAATCACACCACTAGGAACTGTCCCGATGTCATATTGCTCACGTCTTTGATATAGCTTGTCATGCTCTGGTTTTTCTCCATGATCCTCATAAGCCTCTCCAAGGACAGTGTTATGAAAGGCCATCAAGAGCTCAAAATTCCCTTGGGCATCAACCCAGAGCTGAGCAACCTCTTTCCAGGAGAACCATCCTAATGGAGAATAAAGTCCCGATAAGTGAAAACCTGCTATTACAGAGATCGGATTCTCTTTGACCCACTCTCCATTGGAAAGCATCCAGGTCTTATTGCTTTCCTTGATCTCCTCTCCACAATGCTCACAAAAATATGCTGCATAATTGACAATGTCTCCACTCGATCCTGGGATTGTGTCATATTCCAGGCTTTTAAAATTGAGCTTTTGTTTTTTTTCACAATGAGGACATGGGACATGAAAATATCTCTGGTCACTTTTTAAGAATGCTTTCTCTATTTTTGATTTTCCTTTTATGGTGGGAGTTGAAATCTTGAAAACCTTTCTCCTGGAGAAAGTTCTTGTCCTGGCCTCAACCAGGGAGATAGGATCTCCCTCTCCCTCAACATCATCTGGATATCCATCAATTTCATCCAGCATAAGAAATTTGGCAGGAACTGATCTCAGCCCAGATGCTGAGTTGGCACCTGTAAGAATAAGAGCTCCCCCATCAAAATCTTTAAAAAGAGCAGTGTTTTTTTTATCTTTATTTTTTCCATGAGCAACTTTGTCTGCAAGCTTTGGAGTGTGCTCAAAGAGAGGGTCAATTCTGAGCTTGGAGTTCTTTTTAACATCTGGCAGGGCTGGCCACACAACCATTGCTGTTGATGGCATGTAATCAACAATATATCCGAGCCAATTATTGCCTGCCTCTGTCCCTCCCACCTGGGCCCCCTTTTGAAACACAACCTCTTTTGTTTTGCTCATATGGGAAAGCTCATCCATTATCTCTTTGAGATAGGGAGTTCTCTCTGTTCTCCATCGACCAGGCTCTGATGATGTCTTTTGTGGCAGCATTCTATTGGCATCGGCCCACTCAGAGACAGTCACAATTGGAGGTGGCTCAAAGGCCTTTAAAAAAGCAGATTCAAAAATCTCACTCGCTTTGGCCAGGCCCATTCTCTTTGTCCTTGAAAAATTCATAATTCTTAGTGCTTAAGTTTCTTAAAGCAGTGTTGAGCTCTTTGAAAAGTAGTGTGTGAATCTCATCAATATCATCCAATCCTGCTAAGACAGGAGCCAATCTGTCTGGCAAGGTCATCAAGCTCTCTCTTGTGAGCCTCCCCATTTTCTTGGCCACATCAACAACCTCATCAGCTTTGACCAGAGATCCAGCAAGTTGCTCATATTTAATCTGTGCGGCCTTGGCCTCCATGGCAGTCTTGGCAGTCCTGGCTTTCACTAATGTTGAGGGACCAGTATTTTTGTCACCTGCAGCATTATCATTATCTCTGTCTCCAGATGTGTTGCTTAGGGCCTGATCAGCAAGCTGCCAATTGATCTTTTTTCTTTTGTTATTCCCGACCTTAAAACAGTTTTCAAGTCGTCCCTCTTGGATCCAGTCCTTGACCGTTCTGAGGCTAACTCCCCGATATCTTGCAAAGTCTGATGGTCCAATCCAATCTGATCCTGGTTTGTTTGACATTTGATGCAGTCCTCATCTTGTCCAAGTTATTGATATATAAAAGACTAACAAAGCTTTTGTCATTGGTCACTGTTTTGTTGATGGATATTGGCACTTTTTGTCTAATTTATTGACAATATTGGGAGGTGACAGAATTGATTAAAAAAACGTGCATAAACGCAGCCGATGCCGCCCGATGTAGTTATAAGGCAGAGAGGACCCACCGAAAAACATATAGTTGCACATATTGCCTGGGATAATGTGTGTATAATATTTTTACAGTAGATAAGCTATTGAATTCTTAAGTCTTTGTAGATAAACCACCACACCCAGGTCTTGTCATTGAATAAGTCCAAGGGCATGGTGATTAGTACGACGATAAACATTGAATAGAATATCCCACAAAGATCAACCTATCTCAATGTAAAACTCACAGGTTTTTTTCAGATTGTTCTCCCTAGGATGAATGAACAACTGAGCAAGAGAATGATTCTCGAATTAGGCGGAAAGCTAATCAAGCCCATGAATATGTAATGCTGTATAGCAAGGCAGTTGAGAGTGTTCATGTAAAGTCTCATCATAGAGATATTAATTGGAAAGAGTATTGATCATCTTAAGCCAGTGATCTTAGCAGTTGAATATGCATGTCGAAAGACCTCCCTCAGCAACTGAATGCCCAATCCAATTTTGGTTTTTTCCTATCTGGACGTGTTTTGGAGCCCATCTAAGCTATGCAAGGGAGGGCCTTTCTATTCCTTTTTTCTTAATATCGTGCTCTTTCTGGTTGTTTTGACTGCTATTGGCTCAGGTTTATTGCTGGCCTCAGCTCCAAGATCAGCAATCATCTTTCCTGCTTTCTTTTTTCCTAATGCCCTAATGCTCTTGGCAGTCATGGCATCCTTGTTGAGATCCTTAAGCAGCGACATGATGAAAGCAACCTGCTTTGGAGTTGCCTCATTGTCATTGAGACCCTTTCCTTTTTTGGCCCTCTTGCGAGCTTTCTTGATAGTGTCTTTCTTGAGGATCTGTGTGGCCTTTCTCTCAAGTCGTTTCTGCTTTGTTTTTTCTGCTCTGCTCAGCATTTAATCCTCACACTTTCCACATCCAGCACCATTGCAAGATGAGCACACATATTCATCTGTCTCATAATCATGATCACTTGATAAGTAGGCATTGCAATATTTACAGTCTCCACAATCGCAAGATCTCTCCTCATGTTGCTCTCTGCTTGCTTTCATTCTTGCTTTCATTCTTTTGATCCTCTCTCCCATCTGTTTATTATGCCATAGAGATCTATATTTTCTCTCACTCTCTCTGAGTCTTTTTTCCTCTTCAATGAGCCATACAATGGCCCCCTGGACCGTCTTTGATCCTGACCTATCCTTAAGCTCCTCAATGGTCTCATATGGAATTCTTGCTGTGATTGTGCTCATCCCTCACCTCCTATCAATGGACTCTGGGCCTGGCCCACAAGTCTCATAATTCATGTCTGCATTGTACATGGATCTTAACAGTCTTGAGATCTCAGCATTGTTCTCATTGGTCTTATCATGGCCTTTGAGAAAATACCTGGCAGCAACAATCACTGATGCCCATTCCTGCTGAGTGATCTTGACTGTGTAATGCTTTTTTGATTTCTCTAATATTTTCACTTTGCCTCAGTCCTCAGCATTCTCATTGCAGTATTAAAGACATTTTCTGTCAGGTCATGCTTGTCACAATAATCAATGATTCTAATCATTTTCTCATCACAGGCATCAAAGGCCATCATTCTAACTTCATTCAAATTAAGAATAAAGACTCCCTCCCTACGCTCAGAGATAAAGTCTTTCATCTTTAAAGTTGCCAAGACAAAGTCCAGGTCATAATGATCATCAACAATCTCTTTTTTCTTTTTGAATAATTCCCACATAGGGCCTCCTTGTCGCTTTGGTTTATCATGACTATTGGTCAATTTTTTCTTGCTTTGTAAATTTTACTCAGGCCTGGCCTTTTTATACTCTTTTATTATGTGATCAATTGCTGCCTGGAGCTTTCCAAAGTCCTGAGTGAGGATCTTGTGATCTCCTGGTATCAACCTGATGGAATATGACTCTTTTGTCGGTCCATCCTTTTTAGGTCTCCCTTGAGATCCTCTCTTTTGGAGAGCATCCACATAACTTTGCAAGAGAACAATGGCCCTGTCATATTCGCTGTTCCTGCCATCATCATCCAGGGCCCACTCGCACACCCTCTCATAATGCTTAATGACTGCTTTTAGTTGGGCCGTGTTGAGCTCATGTGGATATTTCAATTGACCTCTGTACTTGGGATATTTAATTGCCATTTTTGCCTCCATTTAAGATTTCTTTTTTTGCCTTTTCAAGGGCCTCAATTACTTCATCAATGGCCTCAATTGGGATGCACACTGATGGAGCCTGAGAATGATCAGAGCCATCATGCAGCTCCAGGATATCCACCCAGTCCCTGGTTTTTTTGGTTTTCAGTCTCCATGGCCTTACTGTTTTTATAATCATCTTATCCCTCCATTATTTTACTGACATCAACACCCTCACCATTAAGGATATCAATCAAAGAGATTCTCATCTCTGGTCTTGTTTTGGTTGCTGCTTTATATCTGAAAGTTGTTGAAAGGCTTTCCTCTGCATTAATATAATCTTTCACAATCTCTGGAGCTCTTTCTGCTGCAATGGCAATCTCTTTAGGTGATGAAAATATGCAGATTGCACATGAGGCCCTTGAGACTCCCCAGGAATAACATGGATGAGTAGGAATCCCATTTGAGTTGATGATGTCCCACACCTCTCTCTCTTTATATTCCAGGATTGGTGAGAATTTAACAATATTTCTTGAGCCATCTTTGAGAGTGTTCTTGATATCTGGTCTCCAGGCCTCAAGCTTGGCCCTCTGAGAGCTCTCCTCAGCCCTCTCTCCAATAAGAACTAAAACATTGCCTCTGAGGGCCCTTGCATACTTATCAATCGGTCCTGTCTTAAGAATTGAAGTACACCATCTATTGGCCATGTCTGGGACCATATATTCCTTAGTATCTCCAGTTTTCCTGTCGATTCTTGGAGCCTTAAGCTGATCAATAAAGCCTTTCTTGTTGCCTTTCTTGTCCACCGCTTGGACCTCAACCAATGGGAGTCCAAAGTGATCACACTGAGCTCTCACAACATCAATGGTCTCTTTCCAATCAATATCAATCACTGCATGGACACAGATCAATTTGTCTGCTGGATAAGTATCAACTGCATATTGCATAAGAGCTGCAGAGTCCTTTCCTCCTGATACTGATACAATGATGTGATCTGCTTGCTCTGGCTTATTAAATGCTGTCATGCCTGGCTCCTTGTTTCTTTTATTTATTGTAGCACGACAATCATCTACAATATTGCCTGCAGGTATAAGGTGTAAGAATTACATGATTTCATGTGAAATTAGAGTTTTTCTACAATTTCTGAGGAGCCATGTTGCTGCAATAAGGCAACTTATCTTGGCAGTTTTCTCATTGGGCTCTTGGAGAACTTTTGTCCTGATTTCTCCCATCTCCATCTGATCTGCTTGTCGAACTCTCTGTTGAATCTCTTTTGGAATATGAGATCCAATTGTTTTTGGAGCTGTCTTTCCATGATGGTCTTGGCCAAGGACTTCACTGAGAGCTTTCTGGCACGTCTCCCAGATCCCTTATGCCTAAAGACATGCTTTGACTGGATGTTTTGGATGAATGCTCCAGAGAGCTTGATTGTCTTTCCTGGATTCACTCTGGCCTTGAGCTTTCTCCTCTTTTTGACAGCAACTCCCTTTTGCTTGATTGGCTGTTTAGATCCAACAATGAAGTTGAGCATTGAGATTGGTGCTCCTGAGACGATAAGAGAGGCCTCAAGAGCTCTTAAGCTCCCACCCCTTGCCTTGATCAGGACAATTCTTTTTTTGATCTCTGTGGCCTTTAAATTGAGTCTCTTTCTGATTTCTTTGGATCCAAGCTGCCTGGTCCTCCTGACTGAGGAGTTCATTGCGGCCCTGGCAGCACTGACAAGATCTTTAGTTGCCATCTCCTCCATCATCTGAGTGAGGTCATACATATTCTGCCATATATTGATTTTTAAGCTCATGTGATATTCTAGGTCTTATTTTCATTGGTCTCAATAAAAAAGGCATTCCATCCTAGAATTACCTTAATGAGAGTTTATCAGAGAGACATTATGGAGTGAATGCATCATGATGATCTCTCTTTTATTTTCTTATCGTTTCATTTCTAAAGCAATTGCAGTGAGTTATATTGATTCTATGATGTGGTTAGCATTGGCCTGGACTCTTAGCAAGTCAATAGCAGTCAAGTCATCCTGGATTCTTACAATGATCTGATCACCATCATCTCCATTGAGAGTGATAGGATATCCCATTCTCCTTTGCGCTGCTGCAACATCATTGGTATTGAAGAAACCATCAAGACCAGCTCCTCCACCTATGCCAACATTTCCAGTAAAAAAGCATAAAACCATGCAACTGTTGTCAACGAGCAAGGCGATTTCTCTTTCAACACCTTTTATTTTTGTCAGGAGATGAATTCCATTAGTTAAGGGAGCTAACAAGGATCCAAAGACAGTGTGGGTCATCGTACCCTCATCCAAGAGAATTGCTGAAAGGCTTGTAATAGTCATGATATCACCTGCAGAGGGCCCCCATACAAAGTCAACTGGAGTGATTGATCCATCAACACTCATAAGATGATCATTGGCACCTGGCCCTTTAACAAGCCTATTTGTGCATTCATTGATTTTGTCTGCAGGAATAGCCGAGATTTGAGTGACAGTCTCTCTTGCTCTTGCTGATCGTCTACGGTTTTTAAAAATGTCCAATAATCCCATAAATATCTCCCTTGAGATAATTGTCTGTTGGGGCCAGAGATAAATCAACCGATTCCAAGATCAAGCCCAAGACTTTAGTTATAAATCATAAATTGCTGGTCCGTGCTAGCCTGTCTGATATACTTAATTGGATCATTAATCATCTCATGGAGCTCAATCACTGCCTCTCTCCTGGCCATGGAGATAAGATCAGGCTTAATCCTACATGAACTGCTGCCAAAGTTGTCTTGAGGCCTGCAGTTACACGTCCATATAACTCTTTGCTCACTCTCTGGTATCTTGCGCCACCTCTCCTCAATAGAGAGGGCATCATTCAGATGGAATTCAGAGCTGTGAGTGTATAGCTCTCCCAGGAGTCTGCAATGAACAACTGAGTCCCTTGATATCCTGGACTTAATAACCTCTGTGCATTGTTTGAATCCTGTCATTACAGTAATGCATCCTAAAATATAAATTATAAACATTCTCATTTTTTATCTCCCCTAGAATCATCACTTTTACAAATTTTACTTTTTATTATCCAACCCAAATGCAAGCAACATTTTTCACAGAGATGAATACATGTTGAACTGTTTTGATCGCTAATCGAGAACTGAATCTCTTTAACTTTACAGTTTAAGGGTTCAAAGCAACTTATACATGTTGTATGTCTCTTTCCTGCGTCGCTCACTTTAATCATATAGTTTACCTAGTTTTATTTTTTAATCTCAAATAATTTATGTCTTAAGTATTCAGTCTGCGAATCATCAAACTTACTAGTATCGTTCTCATTGAAGTCACTAAGCATGTTGTCCAGTTCCTCCTCGGTTATTATTGTCTTTCTTATTGGTAAGTTCACGGTCAATATCCCTTCGTGGGGTGTGTCCGTGTGGTACGTGGAGCTAAGGCTTTTATCATTCCTGAAGTGGCAATCTCTCGTAACAATATCCCTCATATGGTCGCTCATGTAGACCTTGATTTGTTTGGTTCTCTTTTTCATAAATAGTATTCCTAACTCTAATCAGCCTAAATATAGACCGTCTATATTTTTATAATCGGCAAGTCTTATTGCTGTCTCTTTTTTTTCGGCTCGGCACAGCCCAAACGAGTCTGGAATATCGAGCCTTTCAAGCCAATCAATCTGCCTCCTGGATGCATAGAGATATTCTATGGCATTAAGGCTCCTCTCACTGATAGGAATCATCTGGAGCACGTCAAGCGTCTCAGGACAAGCATGAATCCCAAGGGAGCTCATCATCTCTTTAAAGTCGATCTTGTGAAAGTCTGAGCACCAAAAGAGATATTTTATTTTGAGGAGAGTTGCCATTGTTTTTGCTGGCCTGGCCTCATTGATTATTTTGAAGTCAGCTCCAGTTGAGAGCATTTCAATTTGTTCTGGCTTAGCGTTCATTGTTGATTCCTTTGATTATTTTATCGAGCTCATCTGATGCAATTTTGCAACAATCTCCTGAGTAACCATCTTGACAATTTTGGCAGCGCTGGCACCTTGTACACTTTACATGCCATCCACATATTGAGCATACCTTGTCTGCAAAAACAAGCTCTCTTGGCAATGGGCCCTCCCACTCAATCCACTCTCCAAGTTCAGTGTATCCGAGAATGACCATTGTCTTATTGCCATCATCATCCTCAAGGATGAAAGTCAGTCCCCCCTCTGCCATGTGCTCACTTGGGGCTGAGTTCTCCCACTCATATCTCAGCTTTGTGCAGAACCTTGTCTCAATGATCTTTTTGCCATTAAAAGCTTTTTTAAAATCATCATTGGCAGGAACATATTCAAGCGGAGTGTTTACTGAGTCACTCACTTTGGACCTCCTGGCAGCATTGCCTTATTAAGTTCAATTAAAAACTCCAGGACTGCTTTGTGCAATTCAAGGAATGCATATTGGAATGAATTATGATCTGGAGTGTATAGGACATCCTGTCTCAATGTGATGGAGTTGTGTTTGAGTTCTAACCTGAGAATCCTGGCCCTGGTGATCACTTCAAGAGTGAGCCTTGGACTTTTAATCAGATTAATTATGAGCTTGATGGATGCTTTTATATTGGCCCCTCTTTTAAGATGTTGCTGTGTGACTCTTTCTATTGCAAAAGAATTCTAACATGGCAAGTCTTAAAGGGGCCAATTTATAAACATTACATAAATTCAAGGCATGAAAGCCTTAAATATTACTTAATGGACTGAGTTCTCAGTGAGATCAATCTCCTCTGATGGTCCAACTGGTACTAAGAAAGAGAGCAGTTTATCAGCAATCTTAATGGCCCTTTTTTCTATCAACATTAAATCATCTTTATTCAACATTGAGAGGACTGCCTGGTTGCAGATAAAAAACTCAATGGCTCCCATCTGTTGGACATAAGCCTCAAGCTGCAGATCCTCTGGAGCTTTCTTTTTTTCATTGGTGTAAATGTCTCTCACCTCTTTATTGGTTGAGCCTTTGTTGATTTTCTTTTTGGTCCTCTTAAGAGCAGGCTTGTCAATGTCCTCTCCCTCTTTGGCCTCAAGCTCTCTGGTAGGCTTTTCGGCCTCTGTGATCCAGTTCATTAGGGTTGTGTACTTGATTTCAAGGTCATCAGCTAGGACGGTAAGCTTTGCGAATTCCCTCACTTTGATGGCCTCTAGTGCTATCTCATGTCTGATCTGTGCGGCCTCTTTCATTTTTGATGTGTACTTACCTAGTAGCTTTCTACATTTCTTGATTGATGCCTGATACTTGTTGTTGATGCTCATCCTTTGCTCCTTTGTGCGTTGATGGGTTGATTGGTGCTCATATGTGTGAATATGCGCTTTCATGCCCATATCTAACCTTTCTGTGCAGTTGTGTGTCATTTATGTAATCTTTACTCACTTATGGCTTTGTATGATACGGGATGACTCAGTGTGTGTTATACTGTCCCTATTATTGGATGATTAATTTACATGGATGCATCAATTGGCTTGTGAGCTGCTCTGCCTATGGTAAGAGTTGTTTATGAGCAGATCTAAACCAAAAATATTAAAAGCATGTAGGATTGAGGAGAGTGATCTCTTTGAATTGTCTTACTTTTTTTATACTGACTCTTTTCAAAAGATCCTTGATGGGTTGATTAAGTCATGGAGAGACAGCAGGGCCAAGATGCACGTTGGAGGTGAATATGGGAGGCTTAGAAAGAAAAAAACGTCTCTCCCTGGTTATTACAGCAGAGATGGACAAAAAGATCTCAGATCTGGCCTTGGAGCTATTAGGCTCAGAGGAAGAAAGGTCCTCAATTCTAAGAATGCTGATCACAATAGGTCTAAATAAAATCGAGCAGGTCAAGCCTGATCTAATTGGAGAGGATCCAACAAAAGCAAAAAAGTCCAACTGATGGACAATATTATTGAATCTTTTTATCAACAAAGTCTGGATAATGGTGAGTGATTGAGAAATGGTTTTCTGTAAGATAATCATTAATGAAGTCTGCAGCATCATCTAAAGCCTCAAGAACAACTTTGAGCTTGGCCTTGGACAGATTGTCCATGTCCTCACCATAAAACAGATCAGGCAGCTTTGAGAGATCATCGAGTAGGTCATCAGATATTATTCTGGTTTTTTTATCATCATCTTGGCTCATTGATTAATAGTAGTGGATGTCTGAAAGAATATCCAGTCTAAATAAGCACTCCCCATCATCCAAGGATGCAAGATGATAGGGAGGCTATATCAAGCAATCAGGCAACGGGACCTTGAGAGCTTGACTCTTTATTCTTATCTTGTTTTTTTAATGCCTCAGTCCAGGCCTTATTGGCGGCCTTTCCCATTTCAACAATCTCTTTGAATTCATCTTTTGTGATTGCTGTCTTGATGCCATGGCATTTCTTTGTTTTCTTTCCAGATCCACATGGACATTTCATGTTTCTATATTGTCCCTCAGTGAGAGGATTTCTCACAAGGCTTTGCTCAATTGCCTCTTTAATACTAATTGTTTTCATCATTGATTCCTATTGTTCCATATTTGTTGAGTTGCCATTTCTCTTTGTTGCAAAAAATACAATAGCTCCATGTTGAACTGCTAGGCTCTCCACAATACCTGCAAGTGGAGATTTTGACCTCAGTCTCCCCTGCATTGCTTTTAACGGTCAAGGTCTCTGGCCTGGCCTGGCCTGGCCCTCATCACCATACTCCAATGAGATCAGCAGATCTATATAGTGTTTGGCTTTCTTAAGATCCTCCAGGCCATTCTTGCTCTTATATCTGGTCACATATTTAATGATGTTAGATTGGCAGTTGTTGAGATTATTCTTAAAGCAAAACTCTACTGGCTGAATGGCCATATCTTTATAATGGCCACCGCCCACCTGGACATCTAGTGCTTTTTTCATGATTGCTCCAATCCCGTGAGGGCCTTATTAATTGCTGTTAAATATTTATGATACTGGCTTAAAAACTCAAGAGCAGTGTCCGAATTAAGTCTCATTGATTTTCTGCTCTCCCTCATATGAATCTCAATGTTGACATGCTCCTCATCTGATGAAACATCCTCAACATACTCCACTGAATCAAAAGGGATCACCTCATTGTCTTTTATAAATGCTGAATTCATTACTTTCCTCCTATTGCCATTGATACTGTCTGACATAAAATGTGAGTGTCCTCTCCCATTAATGCTGCCAGGTCTTTTGGCCTTAAATTCTCCCCATTAAGTATATGGGCATATTCCATTATTTTTTCAATTGATGACATGTGCTGTGACTCCACTTTGATGATGTCTGCAAAGGTGGCCTGTCTGATGGTGATATAATCAATGGACCGATTAAAGCCAGGAATGATTGAACTTGCCTTGATTGGATGCTTAAGGTTGATCTTATACATCTCAATAGATCTCCTCAACTGTCACTGGATAAGTGTCAGCATCATCTGCTTTATGTCCCCATGAATAAAGGACCTCTCCATCCTCATTGTAGCTCTCAAGACAATAAGTGTGGACAAGGCATCCCTCTAGGTCTTTGGCCATCACTCTGATGTCCTCCTCACTCAATGGAGATCCATCATTCCCCCAACCCTCAGCATGATGAGCAATGACATATGCCCTCTCATCAACATGTCCTTTCATTAGGGATGCAACTGGCTCATTGTTCATCTCCAGTGTAATTGTCTGCTTAGTTAAATCCATTTTAAGCCTCCTGTCTCTTGCCATGTTCGGCTATTAGAGCAGCATCAAAGAGTCCATCATGAGGGACTTGCTTTCCTCTTGGAATAAAGTTCACTAATGGGAACAATCTTTGAGCTGCATTTAATGATGTTTTCTTTGTGTCAGTGTTGCCTTGTTTAGTTCTCTTGTTTGGATTCTTTCTCTCAACCCAGTCAGAGTCTTTCCATAAGGCTTTTTGCCATCGGCCTGGAGTCACATATTCCCATGTGAATCCCATCCCGATAAGGATTCCCTCAAGTCTCCCAATATTAATTGCCATCCTGGTTGATGAGGCAGATCCCATCCCTGCAAAGGGATTGACTTTCTCCATGTAGATCTTGGCCTCTTTATGAGCAAAGATAATGTCAGCAAAAGCATGAGCATCAATATGTCTTTGCTTTTTATACTTTCCTGATTTAAGTTTTGTTTTTGTTGTCTCTTCATATGTAGGCATTTCAATTAGGTTGATAATATTCCCACCAATCATAATTGCAATGCCACCGTCAAGACCTGGATCTATTCCAATTATTTTCACTGCTTTACATCCTTATGTTTTCCAAAGTAGTGCTCTGCTGTTGAATCAATGATCTTATTCCAGATGGATCTAAAGTCTTGATCAGGTGACATGGCTCCATCACATATTGCTTTAACACAATTCTTAGCAAGATCCTCTGCGTCCATATCCATTGGAACTTTGAATTGCTTAGCAACATCAAAAGGATGGAGCATCCATCCACGCCCTGGAGACTTGTCTGGGTTGATCTTAAAGTCAGGATTGACTGATATAATCATAATCTCATGAGTATTGTCTGGATGATGCTTTGCTGCAGGTGGAATCCCAGAAATATCTGCAAGGCTCACTAAGGACAATGCCCACTGATTCCATAGTGGATGAAAGTTCCCCTCTATGAGGTAGTGAACAAGGTGCGCAGGTGCAGAGCCCTCATTCCCCCAGTTCATTTTCCATGCTTTTGCATGGCCATTAAAGTCTGGTTTTCTTGTTTTCATTTCTTGAACCTATTTTCTACTGATGGATTATCATTATTGATTCCCACTAAAGATCTTTCTGGTTTATCAGGATCTCTCAGGGAGTGCTCCATTCCTATTATGTAATCAGTTGCTATTACACCATAATTTGAAATCATAAAATGCATAAACAACATGGCAGATCTCTCATCATAAAATCTGAGACATTTTCTTTTATCGCTAATGGTGATTGGCCCATGCTTTCCAACTGCAACCATATTGCCATTTCTTTTTCTTTGAATCATATATCCTGTTTTCACTTTCCAAGTTCCTTTCTCTTCTTATTGCATTTTTCAGCAAGGTTGACCTGGACCTCCAAAAGAGAGTCTCCTGTTGCAACCAGGATCTGGACTGCCTTTCTTGTGACCCTGGCCATCCAGAGGCCTTTGGCATTTGTGATCACCACTGTTGTCCCAAAGAGGTCACAAAAGTCCTCAATGGAGGTCTCAATGGATGTCATATCTTTTGTTTTCATTGTATAAAGCTCCAGGTTGTTGTGGCCAGGCCAATGGCAAAAATCATTAATTCAAATAAAGAGATCGTGTTATTTTCAATTGTAATCTCTTTTTTGCTAAGCAGGGCCAGGCCTGTGTGAATCCATTTATTTAATATTGTTATTGAGCCAAACGATAATAAGAGCAGTCCAACATATAAAATTAAGCTCATTGCTTTCTCCTAGCAGATCTTTCTTTCTCTCTCTTGATGGTGCCAGGCGAGCTGTAAATATCAACATCCATTTTTTTCATCTGTTCATTTTTGAGAGTCACTGCCTCATGCATGAATAAGTCCTGGAGGTCGATGTCCCCAAGTGTCTGATGCTCATCTTGCTCTAGGATGTCAAGGGTCCTCTGGAGGACATTATGCCAAACTGCAGTTGCGTTGACCCAGCAGATCTGCTCAAAAAACATGCTCATAAACTTATCAGGAGATGCATTTTCTCCTGTAAAGTCACAGCTCTCCCACTCCTCAATAAAATCATTAAGATCTTTTTGAACTCCCTTGAGTTGTTTTGTGAAAACACCTTGAAATTTTATCATATCATTTGATTTTACAGTCATGCGTTTCTCCTAATTGTTTTGCCAGGTCCTTTGAACTTGCTGGACATATAGAGTAAGGCCTCCCCTGGAGTCTCATAATCATTCTCTCTCATCACGGCTCCAATTGTTGCCTTGATCTTTTTGTGTTGAGTGACAGTCATCTTAAAAGTCATTGATGTTACTCTTGTGTTTTCATCCATCACATCAACCTCTCCTGAGTCTCCAAAATCAGCTTTGTTCTCAAGAGTCTCATTGTACTCATGGCCAAACATCTTATCAATATCCTCATTGCTAAAGCCAGCAACCTGAAAGTCAGCTCCACTGAGCTCCTCAAGGATCTCTCCAATTTCTTTCATGAGGCCTTTGTCCCATTTAGAATATTCAGCAACTTTATTGTCTGAGAGGACTGCTTCAATATATTCTGCCTCATCAGTATAAAAGGCCCTGATATATGGGACCTCTTTCATTTTGAGCTCTATTGCTGCCAGCCTGCGCCCATGTCCAGCGACAATTCTGTCATGCTCATCAATTAAAATTGGATGAGTGAATCCTGTTCTCTCCATTGCTCTGCAGAGCTCCTGGATTCCTTGCTTGCTGTGTTTTCTTGGATTCTTGTCATATGGAACAAGTTTCTCAATTGGAATCATATGCTCTCTTAATTGTGTTGGTATTGAAATTATTTTCCTTGTCATTAATCCCTCCCTAGCGGCCCATGGTATTTGACATTATGTTTTTCACATAGGTTTTTAATATTGATCTCATCATCGAGCTCTGTCTGTTTTTCCTCTCTGGTTTTTCTCATTTCAATGAGCCTCTCAAGCTTGTCAAAATCTGGCAAGCCTCTCTTGTCTCTAAATTCAAAGTCAGCAACTCTGTCATCTGGATTGGGACGGCCCTTGATATATTTAATATAAGAAAATTTTATCTTATTAAATTTCATCTTATCTGCAACATGAATTTTCATGACATGCTTATTCAGGACGTGATGAGGATCCTCAATGATTGGACGATAGTGATCACTTGCCTCAACAATAATTCTCTGTTCCTGGATGTTGAGATCCAGGATTGAGCTCATGTAGATCTCTGTTTCTTGATATCTCTCAGATAAGCTTTGACTGTTCACTTTTTTCCTCTTTTGGCCTCATTGGCTCCTCTTTTGGCTTTGTTGGGAGTTTTTTCCCAAAGTGATCTCTCATCTTAAAGATCTTATTAATGACAGCAAAAGGAACTTTATTGTCTCCAATATATGATTGCTTTTCATATTTAAGTCCATACCATCCTTTTGCAAGCTCATGATGTCTGTACTTGGCAACTCTTAGGACATTGAATTGCTTGTCCTCTGTTGTAAATTTTTGAATGATATAAAAATATTCAGTCACCAATGGGAGCTCTTTGGAGCCTCTTATGTCCTCTGGAGTGACGACTTTCCCATAATTATCAGTGACCTCAGATCTTGTGTGAGCAACATAAAACACTGAGCACTTTCTTTTAACAAAGTTGATTAAGAACTCAGCAGTCTTTTGCTGTCCACCAAAGCCAAAGCGTTGATTGTAGAATGCAGAGGTTGTGATGTTGTCGATGAAAACCATTGAGGCCTCACTCTCCTCAACCATCTGCTCAAAATATTCTAAAAAGTTCTCTTGATGATCTCTATATTCTCCAGGGATCTCTTTCTCTTCAATAAATTTAATATTCTTAAGAACGCTTTTATCAAGCATGTTGATGAGCTCTTGATATTCAACAACATTCTCCTCAGAGAGCCAGACAAGAACTTTGTGGCCTGCTGCTGCCTCAGTGATAACGCATTTAAAGAGAGTTGATTTTCCACATCCTGTTGTCCCAATAAGGCCATGCAAGCAGTTTGGCCTCAACCCATTGTGAGCTCTTAAGAATTCATATCTGGAATCAAAGATGACCCTGTCTTTGAGCTGTGAATGCATTTCAATTTCAAAGTCTGAGACTGGATCCTTAAGCACTTATTGTCTCCTCTTGATTTTATAAAAGACAATATTCTTATGCTCACTATATTTTAAGAGTCCATATTTAATGCCATCCCTGATGAGTGTTCTTGGGTATTGCAAAAACTTTTCATTGCCAAACTTTACAGCACAACAATTCATCTCATCTGCAGATTGATCACCATCTTTTTTAATCAAGATGACTGGCTGTTTATAAATCCTATTATCTATATCCCACCTCATTTAATATATTCCTCAAGCTCTGCAAAGGCATCTGCTGCCTCCTGGTTTTCTGACTTATGATTGAGATAATCATCAAACTTACTGGCCTTGAATAATGTTGATGGCCTTAGGTACTTACTCCATTTTGGATCATCAAGCCAGGCATCACACATATTATCAATAACAGTCTTAAAGTCTTTAAAGGTTGCTCTGTTGGTCCCCATCCTGGCAGATACTAGGGTCACATTTTGTCCTATCGCTTTGTAATTTCTCCCAGTCCTATTATTGAGATGGTCAAGGACTGCTCTTGTCATTGTGAGAACTTCATTGATGCTTGATTCCTTTTTGACTGCTGCCTGCTCATCTTTGATTGGCACCTCATAGAGAAAGGTCCTAATGACTTTCTTGCTCTCTGGAGTGACGTTGGTCCCTGGTATATGTCTGCTTTGATGGATCACAGTTTCTGAATCCATAGACAAAAACTTGGCATTGTTTGGAATCTCATCTCCCATTCTAAATATTTTAATTTCTTTCATCTTTCCTCTTTTGGCAGCTTAAAAATAAACTTTTGCTTTATTGGAATATCCTCCTCAATAGAGCTCATTGAGGTCTTAAGTAATTTCTTATAAGTAGAGGTGAGCCTGGTTGATGCAATTCCTGTTTTGCCATTCGCCTCTCTTAGGGTTGCATAAAAAACATTATTTATGATGATTCCCTTTCTGAGTTTCTCACCATTTTGATTGGCCCTTTTTACAAAGCTAACATGTGACAAGTCTGAAACATCATTCAAAACAACTCTCCTGTCCACACATTCTCACCTTTCATAATGTTGCAATAGATCTGAGCTGTGACCATTGCATCTGAAAGAGCGTCATGATGGTTGTGATTAAGGCCATAAAACCTGGCAACATTATCAAGCTTATACTGGCCTTTCCTGGATTCATTATCAGTCCCAAGGTCTGGGATTGGGACATGCTTAAGTTTCTGTTTTGCAAGCTTAAGAGCATTATGATGACTCTCCTTTCCTGGTAAAAAAGCCTTAAGATAAGAGGTTGTGAGCTCGCATCTTTCCATTGTTGTCTGGATCCATTTGAGATCAAAGTTCCAAGATCCCCAATAAGTGACTGCAAGTTTGAATTCATTCTGCAGAGGAGCAAGCCAATGGAGCATCTCAATCATTGTCTCTTTTGCCTCTGGGAAAGTGCTGGCCTTAAAATAAGAGATCCCATGGACTGCCTGGGCTGAGTCTGTGAAATATTTCACAGAGTCTGGTCTAAGGAATCCCTGCCAAGATCTCCCAATTGTAAAGTCATCCATAATCTCCACAAGAGCCA